TAGATATGAGTAAGTTAACACTTAAAGAAATGGAGAAGTTACAGGATGAACTACCTAGTGTAATAGCGCAAAAAAGAACTGACAATATAGATATGGAGGATCTACTACATTACTTTTTTTGCAAACAAAAAGAACTATTGGAAAATCTGGATTTATCAGAATTGATAGGAATAGCAGAAGAGGAAGAACTTAAAGAAGAGGAGTATTTAAAACTATTAAAAAGCTTGACAAATAAGTAAATCCATGGTATAATATTCATATTAAATAGAGATAGATTATGAAAAAGGTAAAATAATAATGACTACGGAAGTTCGTAAGTGTTCTTGTAAAAACATATTTCAGGATCAAGAGTATGGTAGTGGAATGAGAGTTTGTAACTATGATGATAAAGGAGGAAGTACTTGTACAGTTTGTGGAGTTACTCATAAAGGGCATTTAGAAGTTAAAAAGACTACTAAGAAATAGGTGGGTTTATGTCAGGAGTACCATATGAACATTCATTACTTATCGAATCAAATAATAATGAATTTTTAAATAGAAGTAGATTCTTTGAAACAGATGATACTGAATCAATTATAGATGCTATAGCTGATAAAGAACATTCAGATTGGCTAATAGATTTAGATGAAAGTGAGTTTAATGAAGGCTGTTAAATATAGATCAACGCTAGTATTATTACTAGTAATATCTGTAGTTACACCTTTTGTAGTATATTATCTTGTATTAAATATAATACAATTTGTTTTAAATAAAGCTTAGGAGAATTAAAGAATGCCAATTTTAAGAGAAGTTCCTGTTATGTGGGCGCAAGTGTTATCCCCTAGCACACAGTTTGAGCCTGCTTGGGAAATTCAAGTGTTGCTAACAGATGAACAAGCTGCTCAACTTAAGGAAGAAGCTAAAGCTGTTAATAAGAAAGGGATTAAGTTGAAAACGGAAGATGGAGCTACTTCTTTTAGATTCCGTAGGAAGGTAGCACGAGCAGATGGTAATGGAGAAAATAAGCCACCGTTGGTCTGTGGACCAAAAGGTAAAGACGATCATTGGGACAAACTTATAGGGAATGGGAGCATCTGCAATATTCAATATTCTTTCTCCGAATTTAATAATAAATATGGTGTTGGAGTTACATCTGATTTAAAAGGGGTCCAAGTAATTAAGCATATCCCATTTGGAGAACAGGATGGAGAAGGGTTTGGGGAAGTAAATGTATCTGTTGACAGCCGTAATACCCCTAATAAAGAGTCTTTTGATGATGAAGACTTCTCATAATAATTATTATAAACTAAATTAAATCTTATAAATTCAAAAGGAACTAAATGACTCAGATTATTAAAGAAACTCAAGATTATATTTTATGTGCTACCTCAAATGCAAAAGGATCAGAATCAGAAGATTCTTATCAAATTAGAAATAAACAATATGGGATTATTGAATTAGACACTCAGATATTACCACAAGCTTTAAAGTTTGTAGATGATCTACAAGTAGCTCTAGATGCTATTAGAGATATGGGTAAGACAGATGGGAAGAAGGTTGTACAATTAAGTAGTGCTAAGCCAACTATCTGATAAATTAAAAGTACTAGAAGTAATAGTAATTGTAGTGCTATTACTTCTAGGATTTACTGAAATAATAATAGGATTAAAATAATAATGAGTAATGATACTATAACCTTTGCAGATACTTTTCAATTAGGTGAGGGTTGGGAAAAAGATCCAGTAACATCTGTTACTAACTTTATAGAGAGAGCTAATAGAGCATCTAGATTCATTAAGAAAGTATCAGATGATAAAAATGTAAAGCTGGTAAACATAGTTTATCATGTAGAAGTTATAATTGCTGAACCAGATGCTTTAGTAGATGAGCAAGTAGAAGTAAGTAAAGATGAATCTTTAGATGAAAATTTCTGGATTAAAGTAGCTAATGGGGCTAAGTATGAATAGGATAGCTCTGTCTATATTTTTCTCTACATTCTATCTCTCTTCGATATATGAACTAACTCATTCTATGCCTTTTCAAGGACTCTTTGATTTTTTAATAGCTTTAGTTCCATTGTATTTCTTTCTCTCTAGTAATAGAGAGAGTACTTAAAACCAATGAGAGGAGACTGGAGAAATAGAAGTATTACTTTAACTAAACTATACCTAATCATAATAGTAGGTTATATTATAATTAGAGCATGGGGCTATGTATGCAAACTGCTTTAATAGATGGAGATGAGGTAGCTTATAAAATTGCATCTACTTATCAAAATAAATACTATGTAGTTTTAAAAGATGATAAAGTTTTATGGAAAACCAAAACAAAGGAGGAAGCAGTAGAGTCTATAGGTAATAGAGATGATCTTGAGATTGAACCAGCGGTAGAGGAATTAGATACAAATGGTTACAAAGACAGAATTACGAAATTCATTGATAGCATTATTAGTGATACTAATAGCTCTAATTATCGATTATTCTTTTCTGGAGAAAACAATTTCAGACATGCACTTGCAACCTTGCAACCCTATAAAGGTAATCGAGACCCCACCCTTAAACCAGTATGCTATTCACTCATTAGAAAGGAGTGTGAGGATAGAGGAGCTGAGTATGTAGATTATCTAGAAGCGGACGATCTATTATCTGCATATAATGTAATCTTACCAGAAAAAACAATAATTTGTTCAAGTGATAAAGATTTAAGGACAGTTAGTTGTACTAACTATAATATCACAACTAAGAAGATAATAGAAATTGATCAAGATGAAGCTATGTATAATTTCTATTATCAACTGTTAGTAGGAGACGAAGTAGATAATATTCCCTCTCCTTATTACCTAGGACCAGTAACAGCTAAAGCTGTATTGAAAGAACTATATGGTTCTTCATATTATTTCTACTACGAAGGCATTTTACCTTGCTATGAAAAGTATTTATTATCAGTAGATAAAGAAGGTAACTACAAAACTAAATGGTATAATGGACAAGACATACATGATGTACTTTGGGAAGTAGGAAATCTATTATGGATGCACAGAACATTAGACAAGGATGAGAGATGGGGGACTCCTGATTCCTATAAACAAATGATTAAATTAATAGGAGTTGGCGATATTGACTAAAAGGAAAAGTATTAACCCTTTAAAGAAAAAGAATTGGTGTCAATGGAAAGCTTCTCAAGTTCGTAGCTCATGGAGGACTAGAGCTAGAAAGTTTGGACTATCTTTAGATGAAGTGCCTACTAGAGCTGAAATTCAGAAATGGTTAGAGGATCAACATCCAGTCAAATGTTATTTTACAGGTGGTTTTATTGTTCTAGATACAATAGAATTAGATCATAAAACCCCATTAAGTAGGGGCGGTAAATTACATTTAGATAATGTAGGTATTACATCAAGATGGTATAATAATATAAAAGGACAGATGACTGAAAAGGAGTTCAGACAACTATTAAGATTAGTTTCTAAATGGGAAGACAAAGGTCTGTCTTTATTTAAAAGACTATCTTCTTCAAATAATATATATAAAAGGAAATAATGGATATTTTTGTATTTACAGCTCTTTTACTATTAGTTCTTTGGGTATTGTATTAATGAAAGATAATTTAACACTTTTAAATTTTGAGAAAGAAGATTCTTCATCTGGTCTAGTTAATATTACCTATCATACAGGAGAGGTAGAAGTAATAAAAGCAGACTATATGGGAATATCTCAGGAAGTTCCAGGATTCTTAATGCTATGGAATGAAGAGCCCTATAGTTTAGAAGGCTTTTATAATACTAGGTATATTGCTAAAATAACTACAGAGAGAATTAATGATAACAGCAAAAGTAATTAAAGATTCAATCTATAATGGAAAAAGATTAACTACTTTAGAATTAGAGTATCCAAGATACATTCATTCAGAATTTATGACTCATAGAGTCTTCTCTAGAAATGCTCAAAGTAGTAGAGCGATACCAATTGATAGAATGATTAGTAGAGTAGAAGAAAGCAAATGGTACCCAATCTTTATGAAGAATCAATCAGGGATGACAGCTTCTGTACCTTTATCGTTTAACGAAGAACAAATAGCTAAAGCAGATTGGGATAATGCTAAAGCAGAAATGATTAGGAGGGCTAGAGTATTAGCTAGGAGTGGAATACATAAGCAAATAGTTAATAGACTCTTAGAGCCTTTTTCAACGATTAAGGTTATTGTTAGTGCTACTGAATGGAATAATTTCTTTAGGTTAAGAATCCATCCAGCAGCTCAACAAGAGATACAAGTACTAGCGACTACTATCAGAGACGCTATGCTTAATTCTAACCCTGATCATTTGGATATAGGTGAATGGCACTTGCCTTACCTAAAAGAGGATGAGAGTATATTAGAATTATCTATTCAAAAGAAACTAAGCACAGCTCGTTGTGCTAGAGTATCTTATCTAAATCATGATAAGAAATTAGATATAGATAGGGATGAAGGTTTACATGAGTCACTTTTAAAAGAGAGGCATATGTCCCCGTTTGAACATATAGCAACCCCTTGGAATAACGACAGAACCTCTAACTTTAAAGGTTGGAGACAGTATAGGTATGACATGGAGAGTTTATCATAATGTATTTGTTTTATATACTACTTGGGTGTGCTATAGCTCTTTTAATAAATACTAGGGAAAGAAAGAGTCTTCCTGATCTTTCAAATTCAGAAATTATAGGTGTAACTATTGCTATTATTTTTGGATGGCTTATTCTACTCCCATTCATTATTAGTGAGTATTTTAAAAACATTGATCTAAATTTATCATGTAAGAAAAAGTTCTTCTGGGAGAAATAAATAATGACTGTTTACTTTGGGGCTGACTGGCATCTATATCATAAGAAAGTCTTAGAATTCTCTAATCGGCCTTTCTTAACTATTGATGATATGAAAGATTATTTTATACATGAGTACTTAAGCAAAGTAAAGAGGAATGATACAGTATATCTTTTAGGCGATATTTCCTTTTCTAATAAAGCAATTATAGATTTAAAAGACTTACCAGGGTATAAAGTATTAATTAAAGGAAACCATGATCCAAAGGGATTCTCTAATAAATTAAATGGTATTTGGGATGAAGTCTATGACTATAGAAAAATACATTCAGAAAGAGGTAGAAAACTTATTCTCTGTCATTTCCCAATAGAATCATGGGACGGAATGGATAAGCAAAGATCTATACACCTACACGGACACACACACAATAATCTATCTCACTCTATTTCTACAAAATTTGATAGAATAGATGTTGGATATGATGCTACAGGACAAGCTCTATCTACATTAGAAGAATTATTAGCAATGCAAGAACAAGGACTAATTAACGAGAGATTTAAAAGAATTATGAATTATGAATTATGAAGATTGAAAATTGGATAATCCTGAATAAACGTATTCTTGGGGAGGTATATGGAAACCCTAACTTTCCAAATGGGTGCTACATCCATACCAGCACAGTTGTAAACTACTACGAAGATGATGGAGTATATTATGTAGTAACTGCATCAGGAAGTGTATATGGATTAGGTAAACCAGATAGATACGCTACTAAAGAAGCAATTGATTTATCCCTTCTCAATACAATAGAAGGAATAGATACTTTAAAAGGTCAAGAATGAATATAAAGTATAAAGATAATGATGGATTTGTAATTTACCATAATGGAGGCAAAGTAAACGTGGAACCAGATATTAACTCATTAGCACATCAAATAGAGGAATGGGGGAGAAAAAGAGGGATATTAGAGTCTTCTGATCCTAAAACTCAAGCACTAAAAACTATTAGTGAAATTGGAGAGTTTGCTGATAACGTAGCTAAAGGGAGAGATTGTAGGGATGATATTGGGGATATTGTGGTAACATTAGTTCTTCAATGTGCTTTACAAGGGTATTCATTTGCTGAATGTATTCAATTAGCCTACGATGAGATTGCTGGTAGAAAGGGTAAGATGGTTAACGGTATCTTTGTAAAAGAGGGTGATAATTGTGAGTGATTCACGAGATGTACCACAAGAAATATATGTAGACAGTGATGGTGATTTAGTTACTAAAGAGAATATGTTTGTATCAATCGATGAAATTATCCATGCTTATGAAGAGCAAGGATATACTATCTCAATTGTAAAACTACCTATCGAGGAAGAAGAATGAGAGGGGCAGTATCTAAAAGATTAAAGAGAGAAACTTTGTTAGTAATTGCTGATATGGGGTCTCTTAGTACGATTTCAATGGAATCTAAGTATAGAATAACAAGTAAACTAAGTAAAACTAGAAAAGGGGAGGATATAGTTAAAAGAAATTTTAGATTATCTTCTTGTTTTAGAGCTCTATACCAAAGTAAAAAGAAGAACTACCTAAATTCAATTAGAGCTACTACTAGGATGTTGCCTAATGCTAATTAATGATCATTTAACTGAAGATTACTTGATTAAATTAAATAATGCCCTTATAAAAAGTGACAGTGGAACTTTTATCAAAAAAGAGAACTCTAAGATGAGTAATGTAGATGAAACATTACAAGAACGTGGAAATAGATATGGTGAATTTGCAAACCACTCAGCTATTACACAAGCATTAAAAAGAGTAGCAGAGGGTGATATTACATTACCTATTGGAGATGGTGTAGAGACTATATATGTCCCTGAGACTAATTTTAAAACTCTTTCTCCAGCACACAAAGAAGCTTTAGATATGATTTTTCATAAAATCGGTAGGATACTTAATGGTGATCCTAACTATACAGACAGCTGGCATGACATTGCTGGGTATGCTACTCTTGCAGAAAAAGAATGCCAATAATAAGGATACCTTTTACAAAAGAGGATGATGAACTAGGCGCTTGGTTAAGTGCTGCACTAGAAGATCCTAATGTATGTAAAGAATTTAAAGAGGTAATCAATAATTGGTTTAATTCTAAAACTATAACTATTAAAGATATTTCACAATCTAGGAAAACTATTGAAAAAAGAATGTGGGAATCTTTAAAAAAATAGGAGATTACTATGAAATTATCAGTAACTAGATTCAGCAGGATGCGAATCAAGATGAGTGGATAATAATAGCTGCATCCGCCTTATTATGTTTAACATTAAACATTTATATGGAGGCACGCAGTGAGCCAATAGAAAGTCAGGTTGCTATAGCTGCTGTGACTATGAATAGGGTGATGGAGAAGGATCAGAAATCAACTATTTGTAGAGTAGTATATCAACCAGGGTCTTTTTCTTGGACAAAGAAGCGAGTAAAGATAAAAGAGCCTAAAGCTTATAATAAAGCTAAGCAAGTGGCCTCACTTTACTTATCTGGTAAACTAAACAATCCTATAGGGAATAGGAAGTATTTTAATCATATATCCCTTGGAAAGAGATTTAGTACACCACATAAACCTATAAGAATTAGTAAGTTAGTTTACTATTAATTTTATACGCCTACTGGGGATTCTCGGTGGGCGTTTTTTTTCCTCTAAAATTTAGTAAGAGAGTGTAGCATGTTGTTTGGAAAAGACTTTGAAATAGTTGAATTTGTAGATGGAACTTATGGAGTTAGAGCAGTAACCTACTTCTTTTGGTTTAAAATAATAGAATATTACTTAGATGAAGAGTGTGCAAGATGGACCCTACCTGATATAATAGTAAAACGTTGTAAATTCAAGTGTCTTGAAGAAGCTAAAGTAATCAAAGATAGATCCTATTTTAAAATAAAGAGGATAGTTGAATGATAAAGATAGATATAGTTAGATTTGCAAGGAGAGTGTATTGACAGTAAGAATATTAGAACCAAAAGAGACTTACATAATGGATTACCCTCAGTTTGTAGAACTAGCCAAACGACAAGCTGAGATTATATGGCTTCCAGATGAGATAGAAGTAGAGAAGGATTTACATGATATAAAGACTAATTTCTCTCCTAGCGAATATCATGGAATTGTAACAGTCTTAAAATTGTTTACTCTTTATGAAACTAGGGTGGGAAATGAGTACTGGAAAGACTATGTATCTAAAGTCTTCCCTAGGCCAGACATACAAAGAATGGCAGCCACTTTCTCCTATATGGAATTAGGGGTTCATGCTCCATTCTACGCAAAGCTTAATGAGGTATTAGGATTAGATACACCAGAATTCTTTAATTCATATTTAGAAGATGAAGTTCTATCTAATAGAATGGATTGGGTGGCTAAAAGATTAAGAAGAAAAGGGACACATTTAGATAGATTAAAGTCAGTAGCAATCTTCTCTATGATTGAAGGTGCTATTCTTTATTCCTCATTTGCATTTATTAAACATTTTCAAACTAAAGGGAAGAATAAATTAATAAACGTAAATGCAGGTATTAACTTCTCAGTACAAGATGAGGACATCCATTCTGTAGGAGGGGCTTTATTATTTAAAACTTACTTACAAGAGGTCTTAGTAGAAAACTCTAATTTCAATCTAGTAGAATTAGTAGAAGAAATTATAAATACTGCTAAAATTATTTACGAACATGAGAGTATTATAAACAACAAGATATTTGAAACAGGTGAGATGGAAGGGATTACAGCTCTCCAATTAAATAACTTTGTTCAATCTAGATTAGACCTGTGTTTATCTCAACTTAATATTGAACCTATCTTCAAACCTAAATATAACCCTATAGCTGAATGGTTTTATAATAATATTAATAGTTCTATTCTACATGATTTCTTTGTTAAACAAGGAAGTGACTATAATAGAAACTGGAAAGAGACAGCATTCAAATGGTAAAGGAGTAAGAAAATGAAACCATTCTATGAGTATAGTACTAGTAGCGAGATTCACAATAATGAAATTACTATTAAAGTTGTAATACCATCTAAATTCGGGAGGTTAATTACTCCAGAGGATGCAGAAATAATCGAATGTATTATATTATCTAGAATTGATGATGTGCTACTTTATATAATCAATAAGCATATCTATTTAACTATTGATAAAGTCAAATCATCCTTTATTCATGATAAGAGAGTACATAATATAAATGAATATATAAGATTATTTAAAAGGATATTTTATAGGACTAAGCCTGCATTGATGACAGATAAAGAACACCATGAGATAAAAGAAACTCTAAAATATAGCAATCAACTAGATGTGGAGTAAGTATTGAGTATCTATAAAGAATTAAGTGAAGAAAGAAAAGAACTTCAAGCTAAAGGAGAATTACCTAATTGGATAACTACTAACTCTTGGCAAATGTTAAAGAGTAAATACTTAGATAAAGATGAGACTTTATTAAGTAGATTTGCTTCTATTAGTAATAGAGCTGCTAGTTATATGCCAGACAATATAAAACATGAATGGTTTGATAAGTTCTTTTTATTAATGTGGAATGGATGGCTAATTCCATCTACTCCAGTACTAGCTAATATGGGTAGAGATAAAGGATGCCAAGTCTCTTGCTCAGGAGGGTACATTGGTGATTCAGTATATGATTTCTATAATGGACAAGTGGAAGCGGCTCTACTCTCGAAGAATGGATTTGGTACATCAGGATACCTTGGAGCTATTCGTCCAAGAGGCTCCGGTATTAATGGGATTCGTGGTAGTGCTTCTGGTGTTCTACCAGTATTTAAAGATTATATACAAGTTAGTAAAGACATCTCTCAAGGGTCTTCTAGAAGAGGTGCTTGGGCAGGATACTTAGAAATAGATCATCCAGATTTCTTAGAAATACTAAACTTTATCTCTAAGACACCTGATGATGCTAATGTAGGATGGATAATATCAGATAAGTTTATAGATAGACTTAATAATGGTGATTCTGACGCCATAGAACGTTACCAGAAGACTTTAAAGTTAAAGATGATTACTGGTAAGGGCTACTACTTCTTCATTGATAAGGTGAATAGATTAGCACCTTCTTGGTATAGAGAGCAAAATAGAAAAATAGTAGCTTCTAACCTTTGTACTGAGATAGCCCTTCCATCTACCCTAGAGGAGACTTTTACCTGTGTACTCTCATCTAATAACTTATCTAAATGGGATGAATGGAAATCAAAAAATGTTTTCTTTGATTCTCTTGTATTTCTCCATTGTGTGGCTTTGGACTTTATTAATAATGGTTCAAACATTCTCGGACTTGAAAAAGCTATTAATTTTACTAGGAACCATATGGCTCTTGGTCTGGGTACTCTTGGATACCATACCTATCTTCAAGATAACCTAATACCTTATGAGTCTCTAACAGCTCATCTGTGGAATGTAGAAGTTTATAGACAAATGCACTCAGAGACACTGGATGCTTCTCAATGGTTAGCAACTATATTTGGAGAAGCCCCTATCACTCAAGGTTATGGAGTAGCTAATGCAACTCGTATAGCTATCGCACCTAATCTATCTTCGGCTCTATATGCTGGTGGGGTCTCTCAAGGGATAGAACCTATCTATAAGAATGTGTATATTCAAGGAAGTGCTGCTGGAGAAATGGATAGAGTTAATCCATCTCTATTAAAGATAATGAGAGAGAGAGGAAAGTACTCTAAGAAAACTTTAGATAATATTATAAAAGATAAAGGCTCTGTTAGAAACGTAGACTGGTTGAGTAATGAAGAGAAAGAAGTTTTTAAGACAGCCTTTGAAATAGATCAAAGGGTAATCCTAAGAGCAGCATCAACTAGACAAAGATTTATTGATCAGGCTCAATCAATTAATTTATTCTTTTCAGCAGATGAAAGTGAAGAGTATATTTCAGAGGTACATAAAATAGCATTTGAAGATAAATATATAAAATCATTGTATTATATTCGTAGTGAAACGGGAGTGGTATCCCATAAAGGTGAGTGTGTAGCATGTGGAAGTTAATAGTATTAGTAGTGCTCTTATCAGGTTGTTCATATATTACTTATGAGGGTAAACCAGATGGAAGTACAGTTGTAAAAGGATGGGAAATAGGATCAACTACAGCTCTCTCAGGGGCTGATTTTAGTACTACTGGAACAAGTAGATCACTTAAGATAGATTCGTTTAATAAGGATCAAGTAGAAGGCTTAAAACAAGTTAATCAAGGTTTATCATTAATCGTAGAAGGCGCTGCTAAAGGGGCATTGAAATGAAAAAGTTAGTATTACTATTTTTACTATTTACTACGCAAGTAATAGCAGAAGATTTAGATAAAAGGCATGATGGCTCTGTATTCTCATGTAATGAGATTAGGGCTGATTATGTAACTTCAGGTAAAGAAGTGTTCTTTAAAGAATATCAAGAGTGGTGCAAAGGAAGTAAATTATATCCGCAGGAAGAGTTAAGTAGAGGTGAGGTAAACCCTACTGGTAATTTCATTGAATTAAGAAAGCAGTTATGATTGCTAAATTATTTAAAGTATTAGGATGGATAGTTCTAGCACTTACCTTTTTATTCTGGGTAGAGATTGAGATGCAATCCCAAAATCCATGTAGTGTATGGGCTAAACATCCAAATGAATGTAGTTCAAACCATTATCCAAATATTAAATAATGCCTAGAAGACTTAAGTTTTCAGGAATGAAGAGGAGGGGGGTAGTAAGTCAACTCCCTCCTGAAGGTACAGATGAGGAACTAATGGAAGCTTTTAATGTAGCTGAATCTTATCTTTATAAGATCTTATCTTATGCAGATAAGGAGGAAGTAATACCTAAAGAAGAGCTAGATAAAGAAAGAAGAATATTTCAGTTTGTAAAACAAGGACCAAAGGCAGCATCATTTAGATTTACTAAACATGGCAAACTTACATCTGCTGATGTTCTTTATTTCTTATCTACTACTCAATCAGCAGATAGACTGTCCGAGACCTATGGTGTATCTGCTACTAAAATAAGAGCTATTAGAAGAGGAGATAGCCCAGACTGGCATTGGGAGTATTTATTTGTTAGAAGATTAAAAGCTATCCTTAAAGGAATAGCAATTAAATCAGATGCAACAGAATTTAGGACTCACAGAATATATTCTATATCTCATAGAACTACTCCTAGTAATATTGAAATATTATATTATACTACTTCTCTTCTTAAAGCTAAGAAATTAAGACAAGGTATTATAAAAGAAAAGGAATATGATAAGATGGTCAAGGAAGGAACTTTAGATATAATCTATCCTATAGATAGAATATTAGTAATGAAGTAAATAATTATGCAACCTATTAAGAAATATGCTAAAGATGATAATGATCCACTATGGGAGAGTGAGGATGGATGGTTAGTTAATGTTAAAGATTATGAAGTACTAGAATCAGAGTATAAAAGAGTATTAACTGAGTATAGTAAATTAGTTGAATCATATGTAGATATTAGGTCTAAATACACTATGCTTATAGTTAAGTTAAAAGAGATGACTGATATTATATCTAAGTAATACTACTCTCCCTTCTGGGACAAGTGTATTATATCATACTTTCTTTCATTTGTCAATACCCACAAAAAAGCCCCTATAGGAATTAATACTCCTATAGGGGCTTTTATTTGTTTAAAATTCTTCTTGCATTTGAGTTCTAATTAACTTAGATCTACTGTTAATATCTCTTAGTTTAGAAGCTCTGTCTTCAAATGATAAATTACGATCATGCACTACCTTACTTCTTAAAGTAGCCACTTCCTGTAATCTCTTCTGATAATATTTCTTTCTATTGTAATCCCCAGATTCACTCACACCAATAGCACCAAATCCAGTAATACCGGCTAATACCTGTCCAGGAGTAGATTTAATATCACCAAACCTATCTTTAGGTGGGGTATTAGTAACAAAAGTATCAACCATCTTGCTAGCCCATCCATGGGATGAAAGCCAAGCAGGAGTCATAATGTTCATAGAAAACAACATCAATTCAGAGAGTTGTTGACTTCCAGAAGCTCCAGGGGTCATAATGTTCTTTCCAGTAAAACTATCCTTACCATTTAGCATTGCTGCAACAGCAGTAGGGGTAGGACCACCTAAGAATCCAAACTCATTAAATACTGTGCCTACTGATTGAACACCAGTAGAAATAGGTGATTCCATCCCATCTTCTACATAATTCTCATG